ATTTTGTAAAGATACTGGAAGAAGTTTAGCTGACTTAGATAAGCTAGGAGATGGTATGAGCTTAGACGATGCTTGTTATCTAATCCTAAACGGAATAAAAGACGGCTCTAGAGTGAGTGGTCAAGAATGTTCTTTAAGTGTTGATGATGTCGCAGATATGTTAGACGAAGATTTTGGCGCACTAAATAAAGTGTTAGAAGTATTCTCAGAGCAATTCTCTGCTAAATTTGAAACGGAGGGAAACGACAAAGCCACGAAGAAAGTGGCAAAGAAGAAGAAGAAGTAACTTGGGATAAGTTAGAAGCTGTTGGATATGGCTTCGGATTATTACCTCAAGACTTTTGGAGTTTGACTTTCCACGAGTTTCTGTGTATGCAGAAAGGCTTTAACGATAGAGTAGAGAAAGAACAGCAATGGGAGTGGGAGAGAGTGAGATGGTTGGCTTGTGTTAATTTACAGCCACACACTAAGAAAGGACAAAATCTAACTCCTCAAAAGCTGATGAAGTTTGATTGGGAGAAAAAGAAAGTTAAGACCGACATTAAGAAACAAAAGAAAAGAGCAGAATATATTAAAAAGAAATACGAATTGCTAAATAAAGACAATGGCTGAGAAAACATTAAGTATTAAGTTAACGCTTAACGATAAGCAATTTATGAGTCGAATGAGAAAGACATCTGCTTTTATGAAAAAGTGGGGTAAGTCTTTTGCTAAGACTGGAGAATCATTAACTAAAAATGTGACTGTACCTATATTAGGTTTAGGTGCAGCTGCAGTTAAGTTAGCTTCAGACTTTGAAGAATCACTCAATAAAGTCAATGTAGCATTTGGAGAATCTTCAGCAGACGTTCAAGCCTTTGCTAAAACTACATTAAAGTCTTTTGGTATTGCTGAAGGTAGTGCTTTAGAGATGGCGTCTTTGTTTGGAGATATGGCTACGGCTATGGGACTTTCTCAAGATGAGGCTGCAGGAATGTCTACATCTTTAGTCGGTCTAGCTGGAGATTTAGCATCGTTCAAGAATATAGGAATAGAACAAGCACAAACCGCTTTAGCTGGTATATTTACTGGAGAAACAGAAAGCCTTAAAAAACTTGGTATTGTAATGACTGAGGCAAACTTAAAATCGTTTGCTTTAAGTAAAGGAATGGATGGAAATGTAAAGAGTATGACTCAAGCACAAAAAGTAGCTTTGAGATATTCTTTTATTATGGAGTCTACTGCTAATGCTCAAGGAGATTTTGCTAGAACCAGTGATGGTTTTGCTAATCAATTTAGAGTATTGCAAGAATCTATGAAACAACTAGGAGAGCAATTTGGTAAGATATTATTGCCATTAGCTACTAGAATGGTTGTCAAGCTACAAAATTTTGCTACTGCTATAAGCAATCTAACAACAGAACAAAAAGAAAATATAGTGCAGTTTGCTAAGTATGCTGCTATTATTGGTCCACTACTTTTAGTATTAGGTAAGTTTAGCATAGCAATTAGTAGCATTATTAAGAATATGAGAATACTTACTGCTATTGCTATAACTAATCCTTTTGTATTGCTAGGAACGGCTGTAACAGCTTTAGTTGGGATTATGGGCTTTGCTATACTAGACACAGAGAAGTTTATTAAAACGGCTTTACAGATGGGTAAGGTTGGTAAGTTTATAGCTAAAGTAGTGCTAGGAGCATTAAGTGCAATCTCTCCTAAATATCAAGCATATTTTGCTGTTATAGATGAGGTTGGAGAATCATTAGACGAGCAAGAAAAAAAGCTAAAAGACTCAACTAAAGAGATAGACTCCAATAAAGATGCTGTAGATAAATTAAATACATCTCTACAAAATCTTAATAAAACACAACAAGGAGGAGAAGCTCCACCAAGTAGAACAACTATAACTGGTAAAAAGGTTGGACCACTAGCACAAGAAAAAGGATTTGGAGACATTCCTAAAAAACTAGAAGCTGTAGCAGCAATAGAACCAGATGGTCTTGAAAGCTTTAATGATGCTTTCAATAGATTTGGAGAAGAGTTTACAGCAACCTTAATGAATACCTTTTCAGAGATAACCAATATAATAGGAAAGGTTGGAGCTTTATTTAGTCAATTACATAACAAAAGAATGATTGAGTTAGATAATGAGAGAGCCAAAGAAATTGAAAACATTAACAACTCTATGAGGAATGAAGAATCCAAAGAAGCTGCAATCAATAATATCAATCAAAAATTTGATAAGAAAAAAGAAGAAGCAGACAAAAAACAAGCAAAACGAGCTAAAGCTATGGCAATACTAGAAGCTACCGTAGCTACTGCTGCTGCTGTTGTCAAAGCATTGCCTAATATACCATTGTCAATCGCTACTGGTATAATAGGAGCTGCTCAAGTGGCAACTATTGCATCTACTTCTATTCCAGCATTTGCTGAGGGTGGTATTGTATCTGGACCAACAATTGGTCTAATGGGAGAATATGCTGGAGCTAATACAAATCCAGAAGTTATTGCTCCATTGAATAAGTTAAAAGATATGATAGGAGGTCAAGGACAAAAGATTATCGTTGAAGGAGTGATTAGTGGAGAGGATATTTATTTGACTAATAAAAGACAAGAAAAAATACAAGGAAGGTAATGGCATTAGGAACAACGGCATTAGTAAGTGAATTTAAAAGTGATTACGGTTATCAATATAGGATAAAAATATTTGATGAGGATGGGACATTCAGTTCGTCGACTCCATTCACTGTTGATTCAAACGGCTTTATCTTAAATTATAAAGGAAAAGGTAAAGAAAGATACGACACGATAAAAGAATCAACGCTTGAAGTTGGTATGTATTACGGTTCAACAGGTACTGCAAAAAGTTTCATAGATTCATTACAAACATCAAACCAAGGTCGATTCAAAATAAGTGTTGAAAGGAGTGTTAATTCAGGACTATCATATTCTGACTTTTGGTATGGTGTATTACTTGCTGATATTATGACATTACCTGATGAGTCTGCACCGAGTCGTGCAACAATCAAAGCGTCTTGTGGGTTAGCACTTATGAAAGACATTGACTTTGACCGTGACGTTTACAATGGTTCAAACGGTGCTATCAATGGATTATTCTCCACAAGAAACTTTGTTGGAAATATGTTAGAATATTATATTGGTGGTGTTCAAGATTTTTATTCAGGAACAGATGTAATGTGGTATGATATGGTTCATTGGTATGAAGATACTATGCCAACACCAGCATCATCAAATTCACCTTGGGAATATTCAGCACTATATCCAAACGCATTTCGTGACATAGAATACGAAGATGGAAGTCCTGTCAAGACAGAATCAATTTCTGCATATGATTGTCTGAAAAGTATTCTTGAAGCATTTGGATGCCGTATCTTTCAAGCGAATGGCTATTTTTATGTAGTACATCACGATATGTGGAGAAATGATTTGTCGAAATGGTACTATCGTTCAATGTCAAAAACTGGTACAGAATTAGGAGCTGGAGTTTATGATTATCAAAATTTGCTTTTTGACCTTGGTAATAGTGGAAGTGGAGAATCTTTGATTAAACTAGCTGGAGGTAGTCAAACATATTATCCACCACTTAAAAAGACTCGTGCAAGCTATTCTAATTGGGCAGACGATGGACTATATTCAGCAAGTCAAGACCTTTCAGACTATACAACAAATGCTGATATGGAGGCAAATCTTATTGACATAGGTTACTGCGAAGCAAGTGGTGGGGCATATCTTGATTTAAGTCACTACGCAAGAGTCAAAAGGGTTTCAGGAATAGCAAGTAGTTCAACTGCGTTTTATGATTATGTGCATATTATTTATATGATTAAAGTGGGTTCATATTATTGGAATGACAATGACCAAGAATGGACAACTACACAAAGCATATCTACAAAAGTTTTAATTTCTTCAATTTATCAATACGAGTACATAGATGGGAATAGTATATTGAATTGGTCATATTCTAATATATATATGCAAACTGCTGATTTACCAGTATCAGGAGAGGTCAAATATTTTGCTAGATTTGTTCAAGGTAATCCTTACACTACTGACGGAGAACCTCAAGGTACTGCCGTTTATGATGTCAATATATTAGCTCACACATCAACTAATCCATCAATGATACAATACACAATTGATGGTGAAACACCTTTTGAAAGAATCTTTGTGACAACTGATGAAAATTCAAGTGCAAACGAAGTGATGGAACTTGGAAAAATGCGCATCGGTGATGGTCCAACAACTGCTGCTCCAAGCTGGGGAAGGTTTAGAATAAACAATGGCTCAAGTTGGTTGAACACAATTGAAGAAAATTGGCAAGCTTGGCAAACTGGAAATGAAGATAGAATTACACAAATATTGACAGAACAAAATTATGTCGGACAACGTGATTTTACTAATTTAATGGAATATAAGTTTGTTCTTAGAACTGGATTGACATATGTTTTTACTCCATTAGCTGCAATTATTGATAAGACTATCAATGGCGACCCGACAATGGTAATGAATGGATATAAATTCATTGCAAATACAGATGAAGTTAGTGGTGAATTTTATCAAACTAAAATTAATGCACTTGCAATAACAAACGCACTTGAACAAATTGATACCACCGTTTATTTTGATTTAGATTACTTTTAAATTATGGCATTAAGTTTTTACAATTTCAAACCGATTACAAAATTGACTTCAGAACTTGGAGTAAATTCAAGTCCGATTAGTGTTGAAGCATTGGAAGTCCCTTTATCGACTGGCGACATCATTAACATTGTTGGCATTAACAATACAATATATAGAACAGAAGTAATTTCAAACGTGGCTGTTGGAGCAACTTCAATACCTATCAACGTCAAGACAACTGAAGCTCTTGGTATTCATAACAAAACACCGATAGCTGAGGGTTCAGCAGTTATGATTGAAGATAATGAGATGATGAAGTATGTTAAACGTGATTCACATATGTATATCAATTTTAGTAGTAAGGCTGCTGCTAGTCAATATTGGACAACTTTCTCTTCATCAGGTATTAGTAACCATTCTTGGAATACGGTAACTACTGATAGCAGTAATACTCTTAATGATATAAGCACTCAGATTCAGTCAGTTGGAATAGTAATTCCTTTTGATTGTACTCTAGTAGGTATGATGTGCATTTTTTATAGAGTAGGCAATCATCAAAGCTCTGCAGCTTTATTTTGGGGAACTCCTAATTATAATGATGACTTAGAGTTAGATATGTCTAATGTATGTAATGTTGATGCTGATAATTCTGCTGGTCCAGATTCTAATTATTCTCAAAGACCAGTTAAAGGACAAAATTTATCTGCATCTTTTCCTCTTAGTGCTGGAGATATATTACTCCCAGCTTTTAAAGGTACTACTACGGGAGGAGGTAATTTAAGGGTTAGTTATACGGTAATTTTAGAAAGTAATAAATTATGATAAAAGAAGAAATAGAAAAGTTAAAAATCGACATTGAAGATGCAATGATGTCTGGAGATTATGAAAGTGTTGTTAAGGTATTTCAAATAATTATTGATAAAATACAAAAACTAGAAGAAAAATGAAAAATATACTAAAAGAAACATCAGACGTACTTATTCTAAATACTACTACATTTACATTCGCTACGTTAGCTGATGTTGAAGTAATACTAAAGATACTCGTATTGTTATTATCTATAATTTACACAGCCGACAAAATAATATACAACAGAAAGAGAAGGAATGAAAAAAATAATAAGTAACTTTAGAAAAAAGCCTAAAGTAAAACGTAAGGGAGTACACTCAAAAAACCTTAGTAAATCACAAAGAAACAAACCCAGCAGAGGTCAAGGTTAATATTAGAATTTATTAAAGATAAAAAAATGAGAAAGATTATTTGTAATATATTATTTAAGTTAAGTTTTAGAAAGATTTGTTTAGGTAATTGTAAAAAAATATGCTAAACTATTTCAACTATAACGAGTTTGATAGTCCTGATGATATAGGTAGTGGAATGCCTAAAAGTAAAGGAGGTCAAATGATTGATGAGTTTTTATTCAAATTAGATGAGGCTAGAATGTTAGCTGGAACACCCTTTAAAATTACATCAGGATATAGAACGGAAGCATATAACAAAGATTTAAGAAAGAGAGGTTATAAAGCATCTAATCAAAGTAGTCATTGTAAAGGATTAGCTGTTGACATTGCTGTCAATAGTAGTTTACAAAGAAGCGCAATAGTTTGTGCTTTAGCAAAGGCTGGATTTACTAGAATAGGCATAGCTAAAACATTCGTTCACGTTGATTTAGATAAACAAAAACAGAACGCTATATGGCTATACTAGGAAACATACTTGGCAACTTATTAGGTAAAGCTGATAAAATTGTCGATGAGGTAATAACATCTAAAGAGGAAAAAATGCAGTTAAAGAACGAGCTGCAAAAGATAATCCAAGAGCAAGAAGCTCTAATAGAACAAGAAGTAACTAAACGATGGGAGTCAGATAACTTACAATCCTCCTGGCTACCTCGTAACATTAGACCATTAGTCTTAGCTTGGCTTGTGGTCTCTACTACTTTGCTTATATTCATAGATGCTGGAGTGATAGACTTCATTGTAGAAGATAAATGGGTAGATTTATTGCAAATAGTTTTAATTACTTGTATAGGTGCTTATTTTGGTTCTAGAGGATTAGAGAAAATCAACAAAAAATGAAAGACTTTAAGAGGTATAGACTTAAAGAAGATGAATGGAAATTAGTAGATGAATATAGAAACGATAAAAAAAGGCAATCGTTACTAGCTGACGAGTGTAACGAAGTTGGTATAGATGTCGGCTCTGTTTCACATTATTGGTATAAGAGTCAGAAGTTCTCAATATTTGCTAAACCTAATGAATATACTAAAGATGACTTTTTACAATCTATTGAGGAGCTTATCTCACAATACTCTCCTAAATATCCCTCCATTGATTATCCTACTAGACAAGATGGTCACCTACTTATAATCAATCCAGCAGACGTTCATATTGGCAAGTATGCAGATGCTAGTGAAACTGGAGACGAATACAATATAGACATCGCTAAGAACAGAGTAAGAGATGGAGTTAAAGGTATTCTAAGAAACGCAGAAGGCTATCCAATTGAACGTATATTGTTCTGTATAGGTAATGATATACTACACACAGACAACGTACAAGGAAGCACCACTAAACTTACTCATCAAGATACTGATGGTAAGTGGCATAAACACTTTACAGAGGCTCTAGAGCTTTACGTTGAGGTAGTAGAAATGTTAATGCAGATAGCTCCAGTCGATTGTGTTCATTCAATGAGTAATCACGACTATATGAGTGGCTTTCATTTAGCACACGCTTTAAAGGCTTGGTATAGAAATACAGAAGCTGTTAGCGTAGATGCTGAACCATTGCACAGAAAGTATTATAAGTATAACAATAGTCTAATAGGATTGACTCACGGAGATGGTGCAAAACTGCCTAACTTACCTTTGCATATGGCACAAGAACAGCCAAAGATGTGGGCAGATACTAAATATAGATACTGGTATTTACATCATTTACACCATAAGCAACGTTATAAGTTTATGACTAGCTTTGATAATATTGGTGTCACTTGTGAATTTTTACGTTCTCCTAGTGGTAGTGATGCTTGGCATTTTACTCAAGGTTATACTGGTAGTGTTAAAGCAGTAGAGGGATTTATTCACAACGAATTTGGACAAATAGCACACCTAACTCATATTTTTTAATATATTTGCCACGTTTTGGTTATTAAAATGATTGATTAGAGTTATTTTAGTTGTTTTTTTGAGGGGATATTTTAGCGAATATCCTCTTTTTTTATGCCTATATTGAAAAAACTTTAACATTTTTTTACTCTAGTAAACTAAAATAAATACACTTTTTTTGTTAAAAAGTTTGCACAGAATAAAAAAGTATATTACTTTAGCCAAAGAAATTAACAAACTAAAACACAAAACAATGAGAACATTCGAAATCAAAAAAATAACAAGAATTACAAACAATACTGCTGAATATGGATTTGGAGATTATACTGATAAAAAATATGAAGTAGTTGCAATTATAAAAGCTGATAACATTAGAAAGGCACAATCAATATATAAAAGAGAATATGATAAATCAGCTACATTCAACAGATGGTCTAACCACTACGCAATAGAAAGATAATAACAATGGGGAGAGCAATCTCCCCTTTTTAAAACAACTAACAATGGAAAATTTAACACAATGGCAAGTATGGGTAACTAAAGGTAGTCAGCCTATTATAATGAGTTTACCCTTTAACAATGTAAACA